CGCGCGCTTCTTCTGGGCGGCGGACTGCTTCCAGGCGGCGTCCAGCTCGGCGGCGCGCTGGTTGAGGCGGGCGGCGAGGGCTTCGATGGCCGGCTTCTCGATGGGCGTGGCGCCGAAGAGGTAGTTGGAGCGGAGGGTGAAGAGGATGCGCTCGTAGGCGGCGTCGGTCCGCGGGCGGACTTTGGAGGCCAGCGGCAGACGGGTGGCTGCTCGTCCGTCGCTTCGCTTGGTGGCCAAGTCGGAGAACGCCTTGTTGAGGGCCTCGAGCTTAGCCGGCAGGTCGGCGAGGTGGAGCGTGGTGAGGTGAGGTGAGCCGTGAGTTCCGCCTTCTTCAGGTCGACCACAAGGCCGGAGATGAGAGCCGTCTCACGGTCGGCCGCCTCGGTGGGCGCACCGCTGTAGACGCTGACGGTGGGCATGAGTGCGGCGGCGGCTTTCTGTACAGCCTCGTCGGGCGAGAGTCGGGCGGCACGAACGGCGGCGAAGAAGTACTGCACGGCGCGGTCGCGGGCCGTATCGGCCTTCACGAGTTCGGCCGTGAGGGCGTCGGCCTGAGCCTCGCGGTTGAGCTCGGTCTCTTCGGTGATGCCGCCGTTATAGTCGGTCATGATCTCGGCCGGGATGCCGGTCTTGGCCTGGTCGGCCGATTTCAGGATGCCGTGCATCTCGGTGTGATAGGTCACGTGCATCGCGTTGTCGAGCTTCTTCTGCCCGACGGTCTTAATCTCTAAATCTTTGTCCATACTGATGTTTGTTGGTTGTTGGTTTGTTTAGGTGTTTAGTTGTTAGTTGTTAGTTTTTCGTTGTTCGGCGGCAAAGGTGAAGGGCGCTCAGACGCCCTGCAAATCGGCGTGTAAAGAACCGCGGATTCAGGCGGTTTTAACGGTTAAAATCGGCGGTTCTTTGCAGGCGCTACCTCCCAGTTCCACGAGGGATAAGCACGGCGGAGATCGGCGGCCGTCTCGCCACGAGCACAGAGCTCGGAAAGGTAACGTCTGAGTGCCCGGAGCACGTTCGTGACCGTCCGCTCGTCGACGAAGAACTCACTCTCGGACAGGATCTGCATCACGTCGTCAAAGCGGCGTCGGCGCAGCTCTGTCCAGTAATAGAAGCGTGCGACCATCAGCCGACGGCGCGCCTCGTGACGCTCGCGGTGTGACAAACGCGTCACCGGCGCCAGCGACGGCACATAGATGGCATTGCCGAACGCCCGCCGCTGGTCGAGCACCTCGAAGCGCCCCGGCTCTACTTCCAATTTGATTCTGCTGAAATCGATTCTTTTCATGTTCTATCTATGTTTGATTGTTGTTATTGCCAGCATAGCAGCCTCGTCTTGGAGTCCCATACAACTACATGGTAGTCATTCCCTCCTATGGGCTGAGTGGTGTGGTTCTTATGCGGTAGATCCATTCTTATTTGAGCGTAACTATGCCAATCAGAGTCTAATCTCCCAACTCGAAGTTCAATCTGTCCTTCTCCGCTCGTGATTTTCAATCCTTGACCGCTCATTCTTGTCCTTGATTGGGTGATTGCATTGTATTCTGCCGTTAAACCGAAGCCGCTGAGTTCCATGTTCATCTTATAGCCTTCTATAATTGCGGACGTCCTAATGCCTCCAGTTGGAGAAATAGATATTTGCTGATTCAAACCGGTGCTGCTTTTGATATACTCCCAAGTCGTTCCAGACGATGAGATGTTATTGTTTTCTATAATAAATCCTCCAATCTTCGCAGCCTTCGATAGAATCAAGTCCGCGTCAAGTAGCGAGGTAATGATCTTGCCTTTGTCAATGATGGTGCGGTTGCCATACTTCACGCGGTTAAGGTCAATGTCGCCGGAATTGACTTGTTTTTGCAGATTGGACGTAAACCTTTCCTCCGCGTCTAAACGGGTGTGTGCACTGTCGGCCAAGTCTCTTGTAGTCTTTAGACCGTCTTTATACGAACCAAAGGAGACGACGGCATCCATATTGATATTCTTCGAGATCATATTAATCGCCGTGGGGCTTTGGGTGATGTACGAGGCGATCGTGTCCCCGTTGGCCAGCTGCGCGGAGGCGTAGAGCGCATTACCTTGTGCGGTGGTTATAAAGCCCGCCGTTTGCAGCCGGAAGATCTTATCCTCGGACGTTGCTTGCCGATTCAGCAGGCTGTTCACCTGATTTTGCGACCACGTTTGCAGCGCCGCGAGCTGATCCTTTGTTCCCCCGGCCGTGACATTGATACGCCCCACCTCACCACGGATCTGATCGGCAAATACCTTGAACTCCGAACGGGTCTCATAGATCGAGAGATCCGGTTTGTCCGTCAGGTTGCTGTATCCCACGGAGCCCGATTCAATGCGAATATTCCCGCCGATCACCCCCTCGGCCACGTTGAAATACGTCCGGCCATCGGGGCTGATGATGTTGCGGATGCGCATTTGCCCGGGCAGGATTTCCGTGTAGCCATAGGCCGTAGCGAAGCTGCGTTCCCCACTCCGGTATGTACCCGGGTAAACTTCGCCGGCGTCCGTAGACGCCCCATCGCCCGGGTCATACTTGTATACCTCTTGCAACAGGAACTCGCCCGACGTGCCCCCTTTGGCACATTTGGCCACGAGGTAAAAGGCCGACTTTTCGCCTCCGAGGAAGGGCGAGGTGTAGCCCGCCACGTCCCAATACTTATAATCCGTCGCTTTGTGTGCTGATGAGGTCTTATTGATGCCCATCGTCATATGCTTCAGGATGGAAGCCGGGGCAGTGAACACCTTCGTCTCATTATTCATCTCGAACAGCGGGATGATTTCGCGCTGCGTCTCCGTCCGATTATCGACGAACATGAATTGCTGATACTCGTTGCCCACCAATACGGACATCGTGCGCACCCAGATGGGATTGATGCCGGCCGAAAAATTGTCCAACGCCTTTTCCAGCATATCCTGCGCCTCTTTGGCATGCTCATAGGTGCGCGCCGTCTCGTGGCGCAGCTGCCGGAAGCCCTCTTCCGTTGTTACCTCGTTGCGATCGATCTTACCCAGCTGCCCCGACACGCTGCCCGGCGATGCCACATTCGAGAGCTCGAACTGGGGGCGGCGCGGGGTGTTCACCGGCGTGCGTACCCCAGTGATGCGGATCAGCAGGCCGTCCGTGGGGGCGTACTTATCTGACTCGAGCAACACGAATCCACCTTTGACGATGCGGCTGCCGATCTCTATCCAGTGACGGTCGGCATACAGCTCATCCAGCTCAGCGGAAAAGGTGTATCGCTCTACTTCGTTTTCATATTTCACCCGTACGGCCTCCCGGAACATCTCCCATGAAGCGCCTGTCCGTGTGGCATTGTCGCACACATAAGCGTCGGGCAGCGAGCAACCGAATACGGCGTAGGTGTCACCCACCTTGGGGATGTAGACCGTGCCGCCGGGGGGGCCTGCGGGCCCCTGCGAAGTTTGACCGGGTACCCGGCCATACTCGCCGGCCGGCGCACCGGCCCCCGTCAGGTTGCCGCTTTGGAAAATGACTTTCATCGTCTGGCCTTTGATCAGCGCCTTGTTGTAGTCGAGCGCCTCGGGGATGGAACTGTCGATGATGTCGTAATTCACATGGCCATCTTTACCGGCAATCATCTCGACGGACGAGACCGTGCCCACGCGTTTGGGGTAGATCTGCGACAGGTCGATGCTATCCTCGACAAAGGTCAGGAGCGGCCGGTCGGCACGGGTGATCTCCGTACCTGTCGCATCCGTTTTGTAGCTGCGCGCCGTGGCGGCGTTGAAGCCCGCTTCATCGGCGAACTTCGTCCCATCGAAAGCGATCGTTTGCGACTTTGGAAGCAACAGTTCCACACTGCCATAGGTCGAGGCGTCGATATTCTTCCGCCCGCCCTGTACAAGCAGGATCTCGCACGGCTTCTTTGCCCCGAAATTGTCACGCGACACGCCCGGCTTCAGCCCGCAATCTCGCCCGTAACGCAGGCGCAGCGGGTTGGCTTTGTTGTATTCCACGCGGCGCAGGTAGATGGCTTTGCCCCGGATCTCCCATTCCGTTTTGAACTCATCGGCCAGCATTTGCAGGGCATCGGCGCAGGAGGTGTGGCTGTATGAAAGCGTCTTTTCCGTCGCCTCAATGCAGCCGCCCACCGTCCAGCCGCTATCCCTGCGATTAAGTGCCTTCACGATCAGCTCCAAGTGTGCCCGCGGTTTGGCCGTGTAGGCAAACTTCAGCAGGTTTTGAATCGTCGTGTCGCGCACTTTGTACTTACGCAGGGCAGCCTCTGGGCCTTCCATCGTCACGGTGTATTCAAAGTTACGGTCGCCGTGGCAGATGAATTTTTGCGCGCTTTCCAGCCGGTAGCGCGTACCTCGGAAATCGGTGTAAGCCCCTTCCGGGATCTCCACATATTCAGGCAGGGAATAGTAGAGCGTCAGCAGCTTTGTCTGAAGGATCCGATCCTCAGCATAGCTGTTATCGTCCGGCTCGACGTCGAGGATTAGCGCATCCTTTTTATCGTAGATTTTCATCGGATCACCGTCAAATTCAGTTCAAACTCATACAGGATGAAGCCGGGGCCCGGTGCGCCGGGCAGCGAAGCTACAGCCGGGGGGGGCGGGCCCCGGTAAAGTCTTATTTCTGTACATGGCTATTTCTCTATTGTTTAATCGTTATTGTATTGTCTCTTTTAAGTTCCCTCCCAGGCGACCCTCGCCGCAGGATCCAAATCGGTTTTTGGCGTGAAACGAGGGTCGCCGCGGGCTTCAAATCAGTTTTTGGCCCAAAACGAGGGTCGCCGCGGACTTCAAATCAGTTTTTAGCCCAAAATGAGGGTCGCCGCAGGCTCCAAATCAGTTTTTAGCCCAAAATGAGGGTCGCCGCGGGCTTCAAATCAGTTTTTAGCCCAAAATGAGGGTCGCCGCAGGCTCCAAATCGGTTTTTGGCCCAAAACGAGGGTCGCCGCGGGCTTCAAATCAGTTTTTGGTGCAAAATGAGGGTCGCCGCGGGCTTCAAATCAGTTTTTGGTGCAAAATGAGGGTCGCCGCGGGCTTCAAATCAGTTTTTGGCGCAATCCTTGGCACGTTTTGGGCTTCAAAACGGTTTTTGGTGCAATCCTCGGCGAGTTTTAAGGTATCCGTGTAGGGGCGCAACAGCATACACCCCACAAACGTCCCGACAGGGACGGGTGCCGGACATATTTATTCGGCCCTACGGGGGGCGTCTCATGGAGGCGAATGCAATTCGCCCCTACACACGGGTACCCGGTAAGGTTCGCCGGCGTCCGCAGACGCCCCGCCTCGTCCACAAGCCCCGGGAAAACCTTCATCAGATCATCCGTGACCTTGTCTTTCTTCTTGCTGAATATGCCCGCAAGCAGTCCGCCGATCGTCCCCACCACGGCGCCGATGGCCGTACCGATGCCAGGGACGATCATCGAGCCCACGGCCGCGCCGGCCAGTGCTCCCGTGGCCGCCCCTTTGGCCACATTGTTGCCGTCGACTACGTTGCGCAGGTCGACGTTAGCCTGCCCCTCATGCAGCTTACCGATGGCATCGGAGTAGCCATCCATTGCCTTATTCAGCGCTTTGAAGCTGTCTTTGATTTCGCCGGCGTAGTTGCGCACAAAGGCGCCCGACTTGCTTTGCAGGCGCAATTGCTCATTCAGCGACAGGGCATATTCATGGGCAAAGGCGATTGAGTTTTTGTAGAACTCTTTTTCCACGGCGCGACGTTTTTCGGCCGCCGCGGTGATCATATTGATCAGCGTGGCTGTGCCCGAAATGGCCGTACTGATGGCGCCCACCTTGCCCCGTGTCGTATCCATGTCGCGGGAAAGCATCTCACTGGCGGCGGCGAGGCTCGAACCGATTGCCGCGAAGGCCTGACCCACGCTGCCGCTCAGTCCGCCCAGCGCCGCGGCCATCTGCCCGAAGGCGCCGAGCACCTCGGACAGCTTTTGCGTCGGGATGCGGCTGAGTTCCTTGTTTAGGGCTTCGAGTTCCTCGCGGGAAAGGGCTATTTCCTTAGCCAGCTTATCTGTCGGGGCGAGCTTGTACCGCTCTTCCATCAGCCGGATACGTTCCTTTTGCACCCGGCGTTCTTCCTCGAGTTGCTTTTTGCGCCGATCCGCTTCCCAGCGATAAAACGACTCCGCATTGGCCATCTGCTTACGGGTGATCTCAATGTCATAATTGAGCATCTCCGCGGTGTAGCTGTTTTTGGCCAGCGTGATCTCTTTCTCTTTGGCGACGGTGAGTTCGGCGATCAGTTTCTCATTGTTTTCCGCCATCCGCAGCCGCTCTTTGTAGTAGTTTTCGATGTCATCCAGCTGCACCGCCAGCTCATCGGCGAAGCGCAGACGCCCTTCCTTGAATGCGCCGTTGACGGCCTCGTCAATCTCAGCCGCGGACTTCTTATAAGACTTTTCGGCCAGGTCGACGAGGTTTTTGAAGTAGGTCGTTTCTTCCTTCGAGAGGGTCGCATTTTTGCCGTAGGCCTCTCGTTTGGCCTTCAGCATATCCTCCTCCTGCTGTTTGATGGCAGCCAGTTCCTTCTTCTTATTCAGTTCGGCCTGCTGGCGTTGTTTGTAGTAGCTGTCATTCAGCAGATCGATCTGCTTTTGCGCAAACTCGAGTTGGTTATTCTCCCATTCCCGCTGATAGGACTTTTGCAGTTTGAGCCGCTCCTGTTGTTCGCGAAGCGCCTTTTCTGCATCCTTGTTCCCTCTTCCGGAGCCGGAACGCGCCGCCTTGTCTATAGCGCCCAGTTCCTTTTCCCGATCCGTGTCCAATTTGATCAGAGAGGCCTTCAGCTGGTTCACCTTGTCGATGTCTTCCAGACTGTTTGTCGTTAGTTTGTTTTGGCCTTCCTGTATGCGTAGTTCCTCGGTAAGTTGCCGCTTCCGCTCGTCGTAAATCTCATTGACGACGGCCTTGTATTCGTTGGCTAATTGGATCCGCCTTTTGCCTTTGGCGCTTTCCATCTGTTCGCGCAGCTTTTCCGCTTTGGCCTCTTTTTCCGCTTCTTCCACCCGCCATTCGCTACGGTCACGCGACAGCTTTTCCCCAGCTACACCCAACTCAGCCGTTTTTTTGGCGGCTTCATGTCCGGAGGTGATGTAGTCTCTCATGCCTTCGCGGACATGATCAATACCCCAATATACTTTTGACCACCCCTCCGTGAGGTTATTAAAACCGTCCGTAAAACCCGACGAGATGATTTTACCCAGTGCTTGGAACATCTCACCCAGACCTAATAGACGAACAGAAAGGCTGTTCAGGATGGCCCCACATACATCGTTTACAGCCTTTATCGGATCGCGGAGGGCTCTATAGATCGTCTCGCCGAGCTTAATGAGCGATTCCCTAAGCTGCCCCATCACACCAGAAAGATAGCCAGAGGTACGGGCAAACTCCATCTGTCCCTCAACAGACGAGTTGAACCACATCACCAAGGATCGCAGGGCAACGACGATGGCATCGAGGAGAAAAACAATCCCAGAGGCTTTGAGGGCCCCAAAGGCTTTAGAGAGGGATCCCACTCCCGAGGCGGCTGTATTCAGTGGCCCAGGCAGCTTATTGATGGCATCGGCTTGCACACGAAAGCCCCGCGATACGAGATTGCTCCCCTCTGCCATCTTTTTTAGGACTTTGGAGGCCTCTATCTCTAATCGATCGAGACTGTTCGTCACGCCGTCGACATCCTTATCCAGATTGCCCTGAAACTCGAATGTTACGTATATCGTTTTTTCGTCGGCCACGGCCTTTTCTCGTTAGTTGTTGGTGGGTTATGGGGGCGGAGGCTGTCCCGCCGTTTTAAGCCAGATTGAAAAACTTCTTGGCTTCGGCCTCAGAGGTGATTTCGCCCTCATCAGCCGGCTTCTTCTTTCCGTATTTGGGTTGGTCATTGATGGCCGCCAGCACAACGCTCCACGGCACTTTATACATCAGTTCGCGCCACGTCCAAACGCCTTGCGAGGCGATCTGGAACAGTGCGCCGAAAGGGCTATGGGGGCCTTCGTCCCTTAACTCCCCGTCGTTCCCCGGCTCAGATTCGGAGTCGTCACCTGTAGATGAGCAATCGATCTGATAATAGTCGTAAAATGGCCCGCGCCACTTAGCAGGACGATCACTTTGGCCAGCTCAGCCATCGTTTGGGCATCCATCCGTCGGCGTAGGTAGGCCGCCACGGCACGGTGAAACAGCGCACTCATCAGCCCCGAACGGATCAGCCCGAGGGCGATCAGCCGACTGGCACGTACACCGTTTTTGGCTGCTGAGGTGAGCACCGCAGCGGCCTCGCCCGTTTCGAGCGTTTCGAGGTCGACGTGCATACGCACGTACATCCGACAAATACGCAGCAGTTGGGCGTAGACGGGGCGCCGAAAACGCATCGGGAACACCTTTATCCCCAACATGCGCAGTGGGCGGGGCGCCGGCACCTTGACCAGCAGCCCCGTATCCAACAGCGCGTCGGCCACATCGATCTCGACCGCCCGCTTGTTTTCCGTCTCTTCCATTATTTGTTGAGTTGTTGAGGCCTTCGGCCTTGTTGGGTTGTTGGTTTGTTGAGGCCTTCGGCCTTGTTGGGTTGTTGAGATGTTGAATTGTTGAATTGTTGAGATGTTGGCTTGTTGAGTCGGTTTAGTTGTTGAGATGTAGAACGACTAAACAATTCAACAAACCAACGACTCAACAACTCAACAGGGCGCAGCCCTCAACGAATAAACCGGATAGCCAGCCACGCGGCCATGCCGAGCACAAGGGCGAGGAAGGCGTATCCGCCGCCCATCAGCGCCCGGTGATGCCACCGGAAGGGGCGCTCCACGGTGACATACTCCGTGCGGACACGGTCAGTCAGCTCGCGGATGGTGCGGTCGCGCAGGGCGATCACCCGGCGGAGGCTGTCTTCGTGGCAGTGCACATCAAGCAGGGCACCGCGGTAGCCCGTATCGGTCAGGACGTCCGTCAGCGTCACGTGCGGCACGATGCGCGTGCCGGGCACGGCGATCAGCCGCGAGAGCGCTACCCTGCCCGACTGGCATTCCAGGTAGGCACGGATCAGGGCCGAATCGGGTTCGATGACCACGAGCGTATCGCGCACCGTCTCGGTCACTTCCCTTTGCGTCATCTCGCGCTCCGTGTACGGCATGCGCAACAGGCGGCAGCTGGTCAGGCAGAGCAGGGAACTAAAAACGAAAAGTGAAAAGTGAAAAACGACCCGCGGCCGGGAGCCTCTCCTGCCGGTAGGACTTTTCGTTTTTAGTTTTTCACTTTTCGTTTTTAGTTCCCCAAAGAAGGCGCGCGCACGGCCGGGAGAGAGGTCGGCCAGTGCGCGCAGCCTCGGAACGAACAAAAAAGTGAGGGTAAACACCTTGGCAGGGTTACTTATTCGTTTTTGTGGGGTCGGCCTTTGGGGCCTTTGCCTCCGTGGATGGTTCCGCCTTTGTGGCCTCGGAGGCTTCCACCGCCGTAGATTCTTCCGGCTTTGGCGCCGTTTCCGTGGGGTTCACCCACGGGGTCGAGCCGCCCAGACGGACGTACCTGTCCGCGCCACCGATGTACATCATCACCGTATCCCCGGGGTAGCACGGAATGCCCGAGACGGTCACCGGTTTATCGGTCTCGTTTTCCACGATCAGCATGGAGGCCGGCTGAATACCCTGCGGGAAGGCGCGCAGCTCGGCCTTGGGGTCATTGGCAGTCACCGGTACGATGCAAGGATTGCAATCGTGACCGATGATGCCGTCCGCCGTAGGCCGGCGCAGCGCCGCGGCCGGGAAAGGTACCATGACCACATCCGGCCCGTCTAAACTGTCCGGGGCAACGAACGTGTACCGCCGCCCCGTGGTCTCATTTCTGTACATCATTGTTTAATTGTTATTGTATTGTCACTTTTAGCGGCGACCCGCACCCGCGGCCCCCAAAACCCGCCGAGGATTGCGCCAAAAATCAATTTTGAGCCCAAAATGACCCTCGGATTACGCCAAAAACGGAATTGAAGCCCCAAACCCGCCGAGGATTGCACCAAAAACCGATTTGAAGCCCAAAACTCGCCGAGGATTGCGCCAAAAACCGATTTGAAGCCCAAAACTCGCCGAGGATTGCACCAAAAACACGTTTTGAAGCCCAAAACCCGCCGAGGATTGGGCTAAAAACCGATTTGGAGCCTGCGGCGAAGGTCATTTCACGCCAAAAACAGAATTTAGGTGCGCGGCGACCCTCATTTTATGGTACCCGTGTAGGGGCGTATTGCATACGCCCCCATTAGACGGCCCCCGTGGGGCCGAATAAATATATCCGCTGCCCGTCCCTGCCGGGACGTCTGTAGGGCGTATGCAATACGCCCCTACACGGGTAAACAGGGCCGTTAGGCCCCAACACATAAACGCCTATTCCTCCGGCAGGGTGATGTCCGGATTGCCGTCGCCGCCCGGCTGGGGGTTGGGCTTTGGGTCGGGCTGCTTGGGCTTTTCGCCGGGGCCAGTGCCCGGCTTCTTGGGGTCCTTGGGCTGCTCGGGCTGCTTCGGATCGCCGCCGCCCGGCTTCTTGGGATCCTTGGGTTGCTTCGGGTCTTTGGGGTCTTTGGGCTCCTTAGGCTGCTTGGGTTCCTTGGGGACAGACGGCTTGCGGGGCGCGCGCTTCTTCTGGGCGGCGGACTGCTTCCAGGCGGCGTCCAGCTCGGCGGCGCGCTGGTTGAGGCGGGCGGCGAGGGCCTCGATGGCCGGCTTTTCGATGGGCGTGGCGCCGAAGAGGTAGTTGGAGCGGAGGGTGAAGAGGATGCGCTCGTAGGCCGCGTCGGTCCGCGGGCGGACCTTGGAGGCCAGCGGCAGACGGGTGGCTGCTCGTCCGTCGCTTCGCTTGGTGGCCAAGTCGGAGAACGCCTTATTGAGGGCCTCGAGTTTGGCCGGCAGGTCGGCGAGGTGAAGCGTGGTGAGGTGGGCCGTGAGCTCCGCCTTCTTCAGGTCGACCACGAGGCCGGAGATGAGGGCCGTCTCACGGTCGGCGGCCTCGGTGGGGGCACCGCTGTAGACGCTGACGGTGGGCATGAGTGCGGCGGCAGCTTTCTGTACGGCCTCGTCGGGCGAGAGTCGGGCGGCGCGGACGGCGGCGAAGAAGTACTGCACGGCGCGGTCGCGGGCCGTGTCGGCCTTCACGAGCTCGGCCGTCAGGGCGTCGGCCTGGGCCTCGCGATTGAGTTCGGTCTCTTCGGTGATGCCACCGTTGTAGTCGGTCATGATCTCGGCCGGGATGCCGGTCTTGGCCTGGTCGGCCGATTTGAGGATGCCGTGCATCGCGGTGTGATAGGTCACGTGCATCGCGTTGTCGAGCTTCGTCTGCCCGACGGTTTTGATCTCAAGTTCTTTGTCCATACTGATGTTTGTTGTTGGGGGCTAAAGCCCCGTTGGTTGTTGGTTTGTTTAGTTGTTAGTTGTTAGTTGGTTCGTTGTTCGGCGGCAAAGGTGAAGGGCACCCAGACGCCCCGCAAATCGACGTGTAAAGAACCGCGGATTCAGGCGGTTTTAACGGTTAAAATCGGCGGTTCTTTGGATAAGGCTGGGAGGGGGAATACTTGGAAGCCTGGCAGTTCGTTACTCGGAGAGTGTTAAAGAGAGGGTGCTGGGATGAATCTGCCAAAAAAAGGGTAACGCTATAAACGCAAAATGGGACTGATCTTTCGACCAATCCCATTTACTCCTGAGTTGCCCAAAAGAAGTTGGGACTACTCTGATGTTGCTGTCACGAGGTAATCAAGCAGTTTTCGGCTTGCATCATCGAAGCTCTTTTGCGTGACACTCTTTGCCGTAGCCATTCCAAATAAGTTGCCACGTGTGCAAAGCCCTTCGATCACTTTATCCTCAGAGTTGCCTACGCGGATGCGGTATCGGGTGATACCCGTAAAAACCACTCCAGTAAAACGAACGTCATAGCGCTCTACAACAATCCTTAGAGGAATGGCCACGGTATCTGTGGATGTATCCGTAAAGTTTGCCTCAGGGCAAGCGCGCTTCAGTGTTTCCGAAAGGGCAGACCGCAAGTCTTCAAACGTGGCCTTCACCTTCGTTTTTTCCATCAATGACGCGTTTGTCCATTATCTCTAGGCTAACCGTTTTACCCGCAAACAGCCCAGAGACAACAATGTCGCTCGGTTTCGATTTAAAGATCCACACATTCTTTTGGCACATGCCCCCGGCTGCCACGATAAGCAGCGCTAATAGTGTAATGACAGTAATTCTCATGTTTCCTTTCGTTGATTGTTTAATACTGCGGGCGAAAGTACGCGTTTGATCAACAGACGTGGGAAAGGCTGTGCGTGTACCCGGCTGTAGCTTCGCTGGCGGCCGCAGCCGCCCCCGACGATTTCGACACGGATGAAGAATGCCGTAACCCCGAAATCATCGCCGACAAATGGAACTGGACCAGAGCAAGCCCTCTACTTCACACGCTCATTCAGCGAGCCCCTGTTGGTTATTTGGTGCGGCAACATCATCGCCCGCGATTGCTGTATTGCCCGAGCCGGTGCGCGTGCCCGTGAGCTGGCCGGGCGGAATAAGCCGCTGGGGAATTGGGACATCATCAATATCCGAATGGTAGACATCCGCCGCCCCGACCCCAAGCGGGACTTTGCTGAGGGCGTTTCGGTCTGGCCGGAAAAGAATACAGAGGCGATGATCGATGAAGTACTCGCTCAGGTGTCGGCCGCCTCGGTGCAAAAGGAATGCTTCAACAACCCGGTGGTTGAAGGGACGTACTTCAAAGAGATCACATGGGGCGCCGTGCCCCCGCTTAATAAGTTTCCTTTCCTCATTAGTTATGGCGACCCGGCGCCCTCCAATCGTACGACGCACCGCAAGGGCGTGAAAGCGCTCGGATCGTTTATGTCGAACGTGCTTTTGGGCATTTTGGATGGCCGCCTATACGTCATTACGGCCTTCCTCGACCATGTCACCAATGATGAGTTCGTCAATTGGTACTACTACCAAAAGGATTACGTCCGCGACCGTACGACGATTTACAACTACATCGAGAATAACAAGCTACAGGATCCCTTCTACGATCAAGTGTTCAAGCCGCTTTTCCTGCAAAAGGCCATCGAACGGAAATTCATCATCTCTATCGCACCCGACGAGCGAGCCAAACCGGATAAGTTCGCCCGAATTGAAGGCAACCTCAGGAGCCGCTCAACCCTGGGCGGGCAACCTGATTTTCAACATCGCCGAAAAAGAGAATCCCCACATGCAGCGGCTCGAGGAACAGTTTAAGCTCTTCGATGATGGACTCCCCGCCCCGGCCGACGGCCCAGACGCAGTGGAAGGGGGTTACTTCGTGGCTCAGCGTAAGGTTGTCGCTATCACCCCCACGGCGTGGTCGATTGGCACGCGGCCGGTGAATAAGAAAAGGTATTGAAAGCGTTTTTTACCCCTCCCAGTTCCATGAAGGGTAGGCACGACGGAGGGCGGCGGCTGTTTCGCGGCGGGTATGTAGGTCGGACAGGTAGTGGCTGACCCCACGCAGCACGTCCATAATAGACCGTTCGTCTACGAAAAACTCATGCTCGGACAGAATGTGCATCACATCATCGAAGCGGCGACGGCGTACCTCTGTCCAGTAATAGAAACGCGCGGCCAGCAGCCGGCGGCGCGCTTCGCGACGCTCCACCCGTGTCAAACACATGGAAGGATTTCCCTCCGTCTCTTTCGTCTGGTTCTGTTCCTCTTTCGTCTGGTTCTGTCCGGTCATCATTGATTGCTTGTCCTTGCTTTTGCAAAGGAAGCAAAAGCGGAGGGAAAGGGCGACGATTTGGCAGGTGAAAAGATAGACACAATGTCACCTGCCTATATACAGCAAAGGCGGCCTATCCATCCCGGACTCCGGCCGCCCCTATCAAAAGAAATTTATAACATCTTACTCTTATACCTTGTCTACTTCTTTCCTGACGTCAGGAAAATGCTCCCCCCGCTCTATCTCTACGATCCCCCGTATAATCTCATAAGCCACTTGCGGGACAATCGCGTTGCCAGCCGCTCTTAGGGCTTCTTCGTTGAATCGTTTATCGGCGCGGTGGGGCGCCTGCGGGCGCCGGCGAAGTCTGCCGGGTACCAGTGTCTCTACCCTTGAGACAAAAGACTCCCGCGGGATTCATGTACCCGGCCAAACTTCGCCGGCGTCCGCAGACGCCTTGTTGTTCACATTCAGCCCTGCTGCCTCGAGGCTCGCTCGTGGCGTTGGAAGCAGGCGCGGAGGCAGGGTTACAGTGTGTCCTCCAATCATCACCATCCGCGGCGGCATCGGAGGCGAGGAACCACACTCGGTCGCGTCTGTGGGGTGCCCCGACGGCACAAGCCGGAATAACCACCGGCCGGATGGTATATCCAATGGCTTCAAAGTCTTTGCAGATCCGGTGAACGGTGAACTGTCTGTACTCCGTTTGAAGCACGTCACCCGCTCCGAACAGATCGGGCTCGCTTTCCAGCGTAGCGACGTGAGCGGGTTGTACCACCCTGAAAGGATGCCAGCAACGTTTTCACCAATAACCCAGCGCGGTCGGACGTCACCAATAATGCGCAGCATTTCTGGCCAGAGGTAACGGTCATCCGCCGCTCCACGGCGCTTCCCTGTTGAACTGAATGGCTGACAGGGGAAGCCCCCGGTGAGTATCGTACGGCGGCCGTAGTCGGCGCCGAATCGTGGAATAAGTCTTTCATCGATGATCGTTTTTGTCAGTGTACGGATGTCTTTATGATGATAGGCGGCGGGGAACAGGGAGGCCAGCACGTCGGAACCGAATGCGCCGATCTCACACGATACGACCGTCTCGATGCCACACCATGCGGCCGCCATGCCAAACCCGCCGATGCCATCGAACAGACCGATATGAATCATCCCCGCCGCCATCTCTTTCATGCCTTGCCGTCTGTTGCTTCCTGTGCCGCCCGGTAGGCCGATTCCCGATGGCGGATCCACGCGGCAATATCTTTCCACGGGAGCATCCCGCCTACGTTCTTATCGTCCACGTAGCAATGCGCATACACCTTACGCGCGTCGCTACCATAGGCCACCACCTGATCCGGCTGATGATCATTGATGCGATCGAAGCCGATGCCCTTTTCAAGCAGCCAGTTCACCATCTCCGTTTGCTGGCGCCCTTCGCGGCATGTCCAGATAATGATGTAGTGCCCTTCGGCGCGCAGAGCGTTGATCGCCTCACGCGCCCCAGGCATCGCCTCACCGATCCTCGGCCACTGGCCGTCGTGGATCGTTCCGTCAAAGTCTACTGCGATGATCATACGTCTATCAACTAAAATCTAAAATCGAACAACTAAAAGCTACCGGATGCCTGTGGGGGACTTCCTCCCCCTGCCGGTAGGACTTTTCACTTTTCGCTTTTCACTTTTCCGTTTGCCTTCATACGTCCGTCATGCTTAAGGGGACAGCCACCCAGGCGCCCGACTCGTCGCGTACCGCCGCGCGGATGTAGTCTTTCGAGGGCGTGGGTTGGTAGCTCTCTTGGATGATGCGCACGCCCTCGATGAAGCGTTCGTCGCCCGTTTCCTCGGCCATCTTTTGCAGCTGTAGCACGCGGGAGGCCTTCAGATTGCCCGCCTCGTCGCGCGACAGCAGCCGCAGGATGGCCTTGACCAGCGCGCGGCTGGCATCGTCGCGGGCCTGCGATTCGATGTACGTTTTGACCATCGCGATACCCTCGTTCACCGTGTCGCGGTAATTGTCGAGCATGTAGTGCCCGATGGTGATGCGCATTGTGCCCTCGGAGTTGGTGAACGTGTGCGACTGCTGATCGTCTTTCACGCCGAACAGCTCCGCCTTCATCTCCAATGCCCCGCGGAAGGCCTCCGCCGCGGCCGTCTTTTTCTGGGCGATAGCCTCGCTGATATTCGTCAGCCCAGGCATTACGGCCGCGATCGTCTCATCCACCAATGCCGTGTAGGCTTCGCGATCGGACTTCCGTTTGGCCTCCGCTGCTTTCTTCTCTTTGGCCAGTTTGAAGGCCTCATACTCTTGGCGCTCCTGCGCCGTCATTTCTACTGTTTCCATATTGATTCAGTTTGTTGGAATTTCTTTCCGTCCGTCGGGGAACATCACATAGAGGAAGCCCCCGCCGCCCTGAGGTGTGTCCGCCATTCGGCCGACCTTTTCAATGTCTTTTACACGCTGCATAAAGGCGTTGTAAAGGCTGCGTAAACGATCCAGCGGAATGCGGTTGAAGTTTGTTGCCCCGGCCGCCCGACAGGCAATGGCCTTTACCCGATTCACATCCGCCTCATAGTCCATTGCTTGGCAGTAGCCGAACACGGCGGCCATCACCCGCTTGCGCCAGCGGTCAGCCTCGGACGCCCGCGGGGTCATCGCCACGGCCAGTTTACTACACACGTCGGCCAGCCCTGCGCAATCCATTTCCGAGGAATGCTCTACGCCATACGAGGCGAGGATTTCGCGCTTACCGTCCTCATCGATCCGCGCCCTGTTTAGCAGCATGTGGAAGCGCTTCAGCAGTTGCCGCTTCCGGTGATCGTTGTCTATTGTTTTCATCATTCTTTGAACTAAAATCTAAAAGGTAAAAACTAAAAGTCCTACCGGCGGGAGGGGGCCGGTCGGGTACCCGGCAACTTTTCATTTTTAGCTTTTCGTTTTTCCGTTTACCTCCGGTCCCCAGTATTCGTCCGCGCCTTTGTCCCAGATCACCACCGGGCGACCGCCGCCGTAACGGCTCGTGGGGAAGGCTTTGAACCCCTCGATGCGGAAGGCCACGTTGGCATCGCGTAGGATGCGCAGGGCCGTGGGCGTCGAGGGGCGCCGGCCGTCCACGTGACTGATGTAGACGAACAGCTTCGTGGGGAAGCGCCGCTTGAGGTCTTTGTATTCTGAAAACTTCAGATCCATGAATTGCACGGAATCGATAAAGACGATGTCCGCACTGCGTTGCCGCCGCAGCCTTTCGCAAAGCTCGTCCTTGCTTTCGCGGTCGAGTAACATCCAGCGGGCGCCCGCTTCGAGCAAGCCGGCGCGGTCGACAGCCATTTGGATCGTCCGCGAATTGCCCTCCTCGACGCTGTTGTAGGCCACGCGGCCGAAGGCGGTCAGATACTTGGATAGCATCATGGCGAAGGTCGTTTTGCCATTCTTCGTGTCGCCATAGATGATCCAGCTGCCCGTCAGTTCGGGCTCGCCCACCGCATCACGCCATACACCGTCGAACCCGAGGGTGTTGAACTTTGTGGTCAGCACATTGCGCGCCGTCAATGCTCTTTTCATAAGCTAAAATCTAAAAGTGAAAAGTGAAAAGTGACCGGGTACCCGATGGCGATCTCCCGATGCGGAGTACCTGGCCATTTTTCGTTTTTCGTTTTTAGTTGTTAGTTCCCTTCGAGAGTTCGATGTTTATGCGTCGGAGGGATGGCGTGTTATCCTCACCCATCAGACGACGCAGCAGGCGGTTCACATCCGTATCCGCCCCGGCGTTGGCTTTGATGATCATCGTGGCAGTCAGTTGCAGGAAGCTCTCGGCCTCTTTGCGGGCCGTGGGCACGACCTTGCCGTAGCGCTTGCCAAAGCGGCCGAAGATTTCGGCGTAGCCCACTTTCTTGTTGTCGATGGCCCGGCGGATCTTTTCGCTGAGGCCGTCAGCGCCCATCATGTAATACCCGCAACAGTGCTCCGTGGCGTTCCATAGGGCTTTGATCTCGAGGAAAGCCTCATAGCTGAGGTCGCCCGCTTCGTCGAGGATGACCAGCGGCCGATCGAGCGTTTTGAGGTAGAACACGAGGTCGTTGTAGACGTCTGCCAGCCGTCCCGTGCTACCCACGCCAAACTCCCGGGCGATGCCCCGCAGCAGCTTTTGCCGCGTTTTGACCTGCGAGCAATCCACGTAGACGGCATTACGGTGCGTTTTGACATATTGCCGGGCGGTGTAGGTCTTTCCGATGTCGGTCAGGTCGCAGAGCATGGCCGAGAGGCCGTTCTGCTGGCACATTTCGAGCTGCGCCGTGATGTATTTGAAGACGGGCGTTTCGGCCGTCTGCCATGCCGGTGCATCGGTCAGGCCGACACCCAAGCGGCGGGCGATGCTGATCCACTTTTCGTCGGCCAGCACCCCGACCGTCTCGCCCCGCTTGATGCGGCTGTATTGCGCGCTGCCGATGCCAAGCGTGGCGGCAAAGCGGGCGTCCGAGCCGTCGAAATTGGCCCGACGCGCCGCCAGCGCGGCCCGGATTTTCTCTTTGTATTCGTTCGTGAGGCTCATATTTGTGTGTTTTGACGTTATTCCTATGACTGAGTACTATTTGCTTGAATGCATAATCCCTGACGAGCTGCCCGACAAGCAGTTCGTCGAGAGTACCAAAGCTCTTTTGTCGTTTTCCCGGCTGATGAAATGCCCTTGCCGGCAGGTGCAAGGGGAAAACTATTGGTTAGTTGAATTGCCGGCTGACCCATATGCTTTCTGCGAGGCGATGATTGCTCATTCTCTACAATATTATCCTGTCGAAACATGTCCTATTCGTGTTAAGTAGTTTCTATTTTGTTGGTTCATAATTGATCGATCGCGCGGGCGGCCCAATCCTCCATCGAGGCCGTGAGTTCGTCTTCCTCGTAGCCGATCGGCTGGCGGGTCTCGACGATTTTGACCGGCGCCGCGGCCACAGCCTCAGCCGTCTCCCGATCCACCCGACCCACCTGGGGAATCTCTTCGCGTCGCTCGCGGATCATCCGGTCGAAGCGCGCCGCACGCTTATGTTGCACGAGCATCCGCGCCTCGTCCGCCTCAGTGCGTTCCGCGGCGCATTCATTGTACGCCATCTCCGCCCGAGCCGTGGCCTGGCCGATGTAGGCGTCGCCCTGATAGAGGTAGACGCACGGCACCGAGCCATCCTCGAGGGGCAGCCAGTAAGCCGTCACGCGCCGATCGTTCGGCTGGAGGCGGCTGAGCATATCAAAGTCCGCAAGGGCGAACTCGGCATTGGCTACCCGCACGTAGTCGTTGTTGCGGATGGTCGTTTCCGTCACGTTGCCGATGTGTTTATACAGCCTTTCCGGCGCGATCGGCCGCAGCGTCGGGTTGGCGTGTTTCAAAAGCACCTCGCGGCGGGTCAGCCCGGGGAACTCTTTCTGCCGCGGGTGTAGTTCGTTATTGTGCAGCTCGATGTCTGCCAAATCGTCGGCAATGATCGTTTGCGGTTGAAAGGTGGGGTCGATGAAGTCGCCGTGCACCTTGTTGCGCACGCTTTTGAAGGCCTCCGCCTTGCCGTACCAACGGCCGCGCATGTGCCCTTGCTTCTTCGATGTACCCCATTTGAGCGACCGGATGTTGTGCTCGGCCCGTTTCTCGGTGGGCGACGAACAGAAACGGACGAATTGGAAGGCCTCGGGCAGCCAGTCGATGTTTTGCATCAGGTGATGCTCTACTTCCAGCTCCGCCGGCATGGGCAAACCCAGCTCCGTAAGCTCGCAAAAGACATTGCGGAAGGCCTCCATCACGGTGTCCAGCGTGGGTGTGCCCACGGTGTAGGCCGGGCGGAACCAGTAGCCCGAGACGACGTCCACGCAGAGGTATTTGGCCACCCAGCCGCGGGTGCTTTTGCGGGACAGGACGGCGTCGTCCATCGAGATTTTGGAGAGGGCAAACCTGCCATTGTGTCGCACATGCTTCGGGCGTTGCGAGTTGGCGTAGTCGAACTGGCCGTTGCGGTCGGCATAGACGGCCGTCTCGTTGACCACGTTTTTCAGGTACCGCCGGATGGTCGAGCAGCTCACCGCCTGCGGGCGGCCTTTGTAACGGTAATCCTCGGGGCGGAACACCTCGCCCGTCTCCCGGTCGAACAGCTCCGTATCGCCCGCCGCGAACTCCATATAGAGCTCGTGCACGCGGGCTGCGAAGGGCTTGTCGTTCGTTCGCCAAAGCGCCACGATCAGGTTTTCAGCCCGGCGGGACACCTTCCGCGCCGCGTCGTTGCCCATGTTGCGGGGCAGCAGCGCGGCGTACCCCTCGGCCATGTAGGCGCGGAAGGCGCGCTCGAGGCTGCGTGCGTTGGTGTACTCCGGTACGGCCACGCCGTACGTTTCGGCCGACCGCCGGCACTCGTCGGTGTGCCAACGGAGCATCGTCTGCCAGTAGGCACCTTTCCGAAGTTTGGAGCCGCTGGCCGCGCGACGTTCCGTCTGTCGGGCGAGTCCCTCGCGGAGGGCGTTGAAGATTGAGGCCTTGGCCGTGAGCTGCCGGACGGTCTCTTCCGAGAGGCGCCCGCCGTCCGCCTTTTCATAAGCGGCGAAGAAGGCCTCCGCCTCCCGATCCGTGTCCACGGTGTAGAGCGCCCGGTGTTCCTCACGCGGCACGCGCCCCATCACCCTTTCGATCACCCGCAGCCGGTCGGCCCGGCGGATCGACCGCGCGTCGATCACCGTCTCGCCCCGCACCCCGCGGCGCAGAATCTTCACGTCGCCGTTGCGGCGATCGTAACAATACTGCCGATAAGTTAGCCCCGACTGGCACCAGTCGTTCACCGTCAGGGCGGGCACACCATCTATCATTGAGTAAGCGGGCATCGTGGAAACTATAATCTAAAAGCTAAAAATGGGGAACCCGGGCAGCGCATAACAGCCGCCCAGTGATCACTCTCGGATAAGTTTTTGAGGCATATAAGGGTTAGAAAGAGCCATTCGAGGCCGGGTTTTGGACTCCAAATCGGTTTTTGGTGCAATCCTCGGCACGTTTTAGGCTCCAAATCGGTTTTTGGTCAAATCTGAGGCTCGTTTTGGGCTTCAAATCGGTTTTTGGTCAAATCCGAGGCTCGTTTCGGGCTTCAAACCGGTTTTTGGTCAAATCCGAGGCTCGTTTTGGGCTTCAAATCGGTTTTTGGTCAAATCCGAGGCTCGTTTTGGGCTTCAAATCGGTTTTTGGTCAAATTCGAGGCTCATTTTGGGCTACAAATCGGTTTTTGGTCAAATCCGAGGCTCATTTCGGGTGGTTGTTTGGTTGTTTAGACATTGAACAAAGCAACAATTAATCCTCGCCCAGATAGTCGGCTATTCGCCGCATTCGTACCCGGTCACGCCAACAGATCCAGCCCACGGTCGCGACCAGAAGCAGGTAAAAGGCAATGTCTGCGATCGATTCCGTCCCCTCCGTCGGGCTGCACGAGAGCAACATCCCGAGGCACCCGAACCGGAGCCACATCCCTACGCTCGTCATCCTGAGCGCGCCCAAAAACATCCGTAGGGGCGCACACGCATACGCCTCCGGGCATCCCGTGAGGGATGAATGCCCGCTCTTGTATCTTCCGTTTTCCATTTTTCACTTTTCGTTTTTCGTTGCACTTACGCCCTCCCTTGGATATATCGTTCCACCCGTTCGGCCGTCAGTCTGACCGACTGTCCATCGTCCGAATCGAACAAGTAGACATCCAACTCCCGGTATCGGTATCGCAGCATTTCGCGCCGCCCCCGGCCCGTGTACCAATAGCACGCGCCGGGCCTCAATTCTCTCGCCTTCATATATAATTCCTCCTTTCTATCACGCTCAACTCTCTGTATAAAACAGCCTCCATCGCCCATTTCAGGCGCTTATCGCTATAAATGAAGTTGCACGCCTCCACCAGCATCTCATTGCTGCCTTTTGATGAGACACATACAACAGGGAAGTACTCGCCCTCACCACTCCGTTCGATCGCAACCAAAATCGTCGCACGGACTTCGCCTTTCTCTTCGACCATTCTTTCCAGCTCGTCCGCCATCTTATGGATCCGCTCGACAAATAGATGCCTACGCTCCTCGATGCCCTCCGTCGTATGGGGGGAAGCGACAAAAACGCCTTTCAGTAAGTAACTCAGCTCGTCAAACCCATAAAGAGCGCTGTCCACCCCCGAAGGCCCCAGTGCCATTGTGTCCTTATCCATTTCGTTTTTCAGCTGTTAATGATCAATTCTATCGCATCGCTCAGCGCCTCGATGCGCGCCTGCGCACGCAGCAACTCCACATATAGCGGGTGCGCCACTTGGACGATCTGTTCGTCCATCAGTTCCTCTTCCAGTCGTTCCGCGTCCGCCTGCGCCAACTCCAACCGCTGGCCCAGCTCGCCGATTACGGATTCATACTTCGTTTCCATCGCGTCGTTTTTCGTTGCCATCAGCTCAGTCGTTCAATGACGGACGTCATCCGCGCCTCCGACAGCGGATTCACATACTCCCGACAGTTCTTCAGCGCCCGTTCCTGCAAAGCCAGCATCACGCTCCCGGCATGCCCACCGGCCTGACCAGCCACTACCCGCTGCACGAACCACACCGGGTAACCCGTCGAGCGCGCCACCTGTATATAGTCCCGTCGCGACAGGTAGCGCCTCATCCGCCCCATCATCACCCGTTCCAGCTCTTCCCGTTGCTCGTCGGTCAGCTGAGCCCCCGGCGCCACGTAGTAGCCATATTTCCGAAGGCTCGGCAGCACCTCACCCGTCACCCATTTCCGGAACGCCCGGATCTTTTCTCTGCGCTCGTTTATGTAATCGGTGCTCACTCCGCGGGCTTTTTGAGGCTGATATTGAAAGATCATTGAATACAAACCGCTCTCATTTACGATCGCAACGGTCTGATTTCCACCGGGGGTTGTCATTTGCGTCACCCCCTTTTCATCATCATCTAAAGCCCTCATTGTTCGCTCTCTATTCATGTCACCGAAATAGTCTGCCACATCCTTTGCAACAAACCACGGCTCATCCTTAATCATTTGTATCCGGATCGATGCTCCTTCTTTCCATTGTAAAATGCTCGTTTCCATTCTTCTTACTCCTTCATTTTAATACAGTTACTTGTTCCTTTCCTTTCTCTTTCAGACCCATATCCAGCGCCCGTTGCCGGATCCGCTTGACCAAGTCTCTGCGAAACTCACCGTTCAAAGCCATGTTCACCATCCGGGTGGTCACCCCAAATGCCTCAGCCAAAGCCTTTACCGATGCCGAATCCCGCAGGATCTTTCTCATTTCCTTGTTCGTACTCATATATCTTATCTTTAGCGCGCCTTCCTATCAGGAAAGCGCTGCAAACGTGTAATCATTTGATAGTATAGAGCAACAAAAGATGAAGAATTTTCCAAGTGTAAATGACAGGATCTTGTATCTGATTGATAATCAGCTTAGCGGGAACAAGAAAAAATTTGCGGAAAGAATCGGATTTGCCCCTCAAGTCGTATTCAATATCGTTTCTGGGAGAAAAAGCAAGCCGAGTTTCGACGTGTTAGAAGCGATCATATCATCATTTGATGAAATATCTCCCGAATGGCTACTTACCGGCAAGGGGGCTATGCTGCGCAGGCAATCGGCGCCGGAAGTGGCTCCCCCACCATCAGAACCGGCCTTCCCCGGCCTTATCGAGAAAATACAGGATCTATCCGTCAAAGTCGGCCGCTTAGAAGCTGAGAATGAGCACTTGCGCGCCGTCATCGAAGCCAAACAGAGGGAGATCGAGGCCAAACAAAGAGAGATCGAAGCCCAGCGAATGAAGATTGAGGCCAGGCAAAAAGAGATCGAGGATAAGGAACGACAGATCAAGCTGATGCGCATTGATCACCTGAAAAAAGAGGAACCCGATATTCATACTCAATATCTCGAACCTGCCCACGCACCTCTACCCCCCAAAAAACCCGTAGAATCCGCCGAACTGTTAAAATCTCAGCCCCAAGAAGCCCTCTTTACCCCCTAAAGACGGCCTAAAACGCTGGTTTTAAGCCCCTTTGTTGCGTCCCATCCGTCGCAACTCGCGTTCCTACGCCGTAATAAGGGGCAAAACTCACCTCGAAAAGTCCACAACTTAACACATCATTAACACGCAAAGGGGGGATTCTCGCCCCCATTTACCCCCATTTTTTGACCCTACTTTTGACCCCAGTTTGACCCCAGTTTGACCCTACTTTGACCCTAACTCCAAAAACGGGGTAAAAAAAGAGGGGTGCCCGAACCCACGTCCGAACACCCCGTTTTAGCCCTATTTCGAGCCCTCTGAGCGCCTTTGTTTATCCCCTCAGATCATCAGTATTCATGCGCCTTTTCGCGCGTTTTTAGCCCTTTGGGAGGTCTCAATCCAACCCGCCCGTTGTAAGCCCCCAATTCCATCCCCTCGAATCCAACCGAAATCCAAGCAAAATGTACTGAATGTTTGGCGCCCCTTTTTCTCACATCCCTGTCTATCAGTGTTTTCCGTTTTCCCCGTTGTACTTAATGTTTTGTGGGGCATACATTTTATGCCCCACATCGCGGAGGACAAAAAAATGAGGCTCATTTTGGGCTTCCCATGAGGGAGGGTACCAAAATGAGCCTCGGAATGATCCTCCTATCATTGAAGAGGATGCGGGGCGGCCGAATGAGCGGCCTAACGGCTTCTTATTTCACGATCACTTTATGCACGGAGCCGTCGCGCAGGGTGATGATGTACGCGCCGCGCTGCATGGGGATGCTCGTTTCGCCGGCGGGCAGGTCGATGCGCTTCACCAGGCGACCGGCCACGGAGTAGATGCTCGCTACGTCGCTGCGATCGATACGGAAATGGATTTGCTCGCCGTGCGACCAGACGGCCGAGTTCATGATCAGCTCGTTGGAGACGTGATCGGGGCCGAAGGTGAGGATGACTTCTTCGCGGACGCTGGGGACGATGTATTCGTATTCTCCATTCGCGTTGAGGATGCCCGAAAGCTCTTCCATTGCGCCACCCTGCACACGGCGATTGGTGCGCACCATCAGCGGGCGGGAGCCTTTCGGATAGGAGGCGCTGAAACGGAAGTTGCTCCGGCTATTCACCGGCCAGATGCCTGCCCGCGGTGTGGTCGTGACGCCACTCACTTCGGGCATGGTGACCGTATGCGTGAGCACCGGATCCACGGCGTTGCCAACACAGAGGTAAACGACGCCGTCCGTGGAGAGGCTCAGCGCGAGGGGGTACTCCTCGCCGTCGATCGTGACGCTCTTTCTTGTCAGCTTCAGGTTATTGAGGCTGTTCGGAGTCACCGATTTATAGTAGATGAGTGGATAGCAGCGCTTTTCGACACGCTCACACGGGCGGATCTCGATATGCACATTCACGGAGCCGTAGGTCGTGAGTCGGTCTACGTCGATGGCGTCGCTGTAGCTGCCATTCAGGCCTTGAGTGGAGCCGATGGAGAAGTGCAGATCGGCTCCGCTGTCGAGGCGTAGGTCTTTCATCGTCAGTGTGCCGGCTTGCTGTTCGTAGCATTGTCCGCGGAGGCGCAGGGAGGTGAATCCCGGATTCAGATGTCCGCCGTTTTCGACGTGCACGTCGGTGTACTGGATGCCGAAGCCGCCAAAGGTGGACGTGGTGATCACATCCAGCGCGTTGCCCGGCAGCCAAAGCTCACTTGTGGGGCGTCCACAAGCGCCGATGGGCTCGAGGTGCAGATGGCGGGTGTACATTCCGGCGTAGTCTTTCGAGAGTATTTGCGGTTCGGAGATCAGCTCCAGGTGGCCTTCCCGCTCGTGCTTCTGGTCGGTCCAAAACTCCACTTGGTTGCGCGTTTTGAGCGTATCGACAAAGAAGCGCGCGTGGCGGATGTCGCCGCCTTTGACGTGATCGAAAGAATCCGTGAGGAAGGAGAGCACGGTGTGGTCGAGCACCAACACGTTCCGACGTTCGGTGGGTGTGTGGGGGCCGAATTTGATGAACATCGTGTCGAGCGGTGTCTCGCCCGGCGCATAAATCTTACCCTTATAGTGGCTGACGCACTCGCGGCAACGCTTGCCGTCCACGGCATACTCGGCGAAGGGGGCAGTGCGGCGGCTGTAACCCAATTTGATGATGGGTTGGTCGCCGGGCAAGCCGCTCCAAGTGGTCCATTTTACGCGATCGTCTCCGGCGCGGATCAAACTGTCGTGGCAAATCAGGGAGTCTGTTTTGATCACGATCTCGGTGTTGCTCCCCGCGTTGGTGAGTGCGTCAAGCTCGAGCACGCCGAAAGTTTCGATCACGGGCGATTCCAGCACGAGGCGTTGGTTGCCAGCTTTCAGCCGGGCGTCACTGTGGAAGGTGAGGCGGGCGGTGTGGTGCAGGTAGGCGCGTGGTGTTTCGCCGCTGCCGCAGCCCGTTGCCTGGCAGGTGGTGGGGCAAGTGGGCGTGTGGAGGAGCATGTTTTCCGTCCAGTTGCCCTTGTTCGCCTGCGTTTTGAGGAAGAGCCCGTAGCCGCGTACATCTTCGCCGTGCAGAAGGCCGTTAGCCGTCGGAGGGGTACCCAAACCAGTGCCTTCGCCGCCGGTGTAAATCAGATTTTTGTACACATCGATCCGATCTGAGACCACGGCCGCAAATCCGCCACTGCGGATGGGATACGTGTTGCCATCGCTCGCCACGTAGGTGGTGAAGGTGAGTTGCAGATCGCGAGCCTTATTTTCGTTCGGGTCCAGATCGCAGTGAAAAGCGTTGTTATCACATCCGCCATTCACCCCGCCGGCATAGCCTACGCCTCTTCTGACGGGCTGGCCGTCCCTTTCTTCGTAGTCGGTGCTAAGAAACGGATCCTCTCGTGTGCCGATATTGGCTAATCCACCATAATTCAGCTTGATGTTATTGTCTGCACCGATAAAAAAGCTGTTATCCGAATGCGTAGATGTGTAAGAGAGGTCTTGGAGGTAGACGTTATTCCGCATTTCGTCGCAATCGCAGGCTTTGATCTTAGATAATTTTTCGAGGCTATCCATCGCGGCGAGTAATAAGACCCCTCCGCCGATTCCGCCAGTGATGTCCACGGGGTCGCGCAGGTCTATATCGCCCTCGCGAGTGCGGAAAACGACGTGTCCGGTAGTGTACGGGCCGGTGAGTAAGGCGCCGCGGTTCAAGATGATATTCCCCCGCCGACCGGCATCGAGCACAAGGCTTCCGTTGTCGCTCTTATACTCCAGCGAGCGGTGTGCGGTGCCGCGGGCCATGGTGTTCAAGTCGTTCAGTGTGCCCGGATTCTCCAATCGGCCGGCATACGCCGCCCAGCCTGCCGCGCTTTCCACGCCGCAGCGACCGAGTCCGCCGATGATTCCCGAATGTTCGTAGCGGAGCATGCTCTCGCCCGCGCGCTGGTGCAGATTGCCGCCGTTGCAGATGTATTCGCTGGAGTAGGGGATGGCGACGCGGGTATTCCGGCGACCTCCGTTTTGCATATCTATCGCAAGGCGGGCAAAGTAGACGTTTCCGCCCTCCATGCCTTCCGTGCGCGTCATCTGCGACCGACTGTCATCAAATCCGGCTTGCAGATTGACCTCGGCCGTGCCACCTGTTCCTTGATAAATGAACGCATTGTCGGTGCCCGTTTTGCTATTCCCGACGTAAGCCTCCGTGGGCGTGTAAATTTTAGAGCCGGCCGCATAGCCGAGGTAGAGATCGCCCTTTCGAGAGATGACGTTCAGCGTGTCCGCGTTCTGTCCTGCATATTCCACGCGAGCCGTACGGACGTTATTTGCGGCTACGAGGTTGGTTTCCGTACCTCCGCCGGCCGGACGAGTGATTTTTGTGACGTCGTTGAGGTACAGATTGCCGCGATGACCATTCCGATCGGCCAAGCCGGCATTATCGCAGCCCGATACAAGGGCTTGATCCGGCTTGCGATCCTCCGCCCAGAAGGTCAGGAGTCCGCTGGCCACGTCGTCCGTATATCCCGCGGTGTAATCAATCCCTTGGGCAATCACGTTTCGACTCTCCGAGAGGATCAGAAGGTTGTTATTCATCCCCGGCTTCCACACCTCGTCGGTGCGAAACTCCGTATTGCCCAGCGCCTGGATATGCATTGCGCCGCGATCTTGCGTCAGCGGTGCATAATAGGTAGGCGCCACGGGGTCGTTTGCTCCATTAATCGCGTGTTGCACAGTGTCGCTCGTGGAAGGATGGAAAACGAGGTTAGCCTCGCAGGCCGTTTTGTTGTCATTATTTCCATAGTTCAAAATATAGAGCGGCTTCGTTCCGGTAATCTTCAAATTGGGCGTGCCAAAGCCACCGCCGAAGTGCATAGTGAAGTTATCGAGCGGAAGGCAGCCCTCAAAGTTCTTGAGGATACCGCCCGAGTACACATTCAGGTGCTTTCTGCCCGCGCCTTGCGGTCCCAGCTCGATGACGCCGGGATTATTTCCGGTGAAAGCTGCTGGCACGGTGTCGGTATGTATATCCGCGTTGTTCGTTGTCCAATGATAATCCCCATACAGGCCAAAAATGGACGCCACGGCTCCCGTAGGCGGCGCGGCGATGGGATGGTTGGTGATGTGAGCCGTCGGATTATTGTTCACAAAGGCTCCCAGGTGCGGCTTTTCGAAGTTATGCGTCGCGGCGCTGTCTTCATATAAATAAATGTCTGTCGCGGCCTGCGGAAAATTGCCTTGTTTGAAGAAAGGATCTGACGAACCGGTCGGCGTTTGGGCCATATTCAGGCTGTCGATGTTGCCTCGGATGCGCAGGGTGAACCTTCCGCCGTGTGCGGGGTCGTTATTGGGAAGCGCGAGGATGGCATCCGTAGCCGTATTGGGTAGGGCGGTACCGTCGTGAGAGGTTGCCGGCGTTGCGGTACGGTCTTTTACGTCGTGCGCGATGCATACCCGCGCGTCGGGCTGTATCACCACGGCGCCGTCGACGAATGTCTGCCCGATATCTACGGCTTTTTTCCAGAAGGGATTGATTGAAAACGCGGTGGATGCGCCTGAATTGCATCGACCAAGCTGACCGATATACTTTATAGCACCTGAATGGATCGCGGTATCGATACTCGCTTCATTTTTTTCAAAGTACCAGCGGATATCTTCGAATATCAAGTTGCTAAATTGATGGATACCCGTCGGGAGCACGATACTCGTGGGGCGCTGATAGTTTTTCAGAGATCCCCCATTGTTTGCCGCAGAGGTGAGAGAGACTTGCGTCGACAAAGCAGCGGCATCTTGCATCGGGCTACCCGTCAGCTGCACCAAACGCACCCCATCGTCCGTCGGATAATTCCTGCGCGTGCTGTCTGGGCTGCCTATGCGACCAAAAAAAGTAGGATCCCACGACTTTGTATAGTATCCGTCGATCGTAGAAGTATATACCGCCTCCGGGATAGGGGCAGGGCCGGAAGATGTTTCTGCATACGTTCCCGCTGGCATCTGATGCTGTATGACTCTAATGATATAACCGCCCGGCACATTGGGATCATTTACGCAGCTGATTGCCGTAAAGACCGTTTCACCACATGGCGCGAAAGCATCCTTTCCTCCATGTCTGCTTCTTACAACTCCATTTAAAGCTGGAGTTAGGTCTGGATGATCGCCAATCCCTAACTTATACCATTTTTCTGCCTCATAGTTCGTATAATTATTCTTGTTGAAAGAGAACTCTATCAACTTGAACTGAGGTGTCCCATCTGGTGATTTTACAAATCGTTTAGGTTGTGTATTTGCATCCAATCCAGATAAGTTGGGGTAGCTCGTTGGATAGGGAACGCTGTTGGGATGCGTCGATTTGTTCGGAATACGATTAATTACGGAGATCCATCCCAGTGCGTATCCCTGTCCAGTATAGGCTCGAATCACCATATTTCCATTGGGACGGTTTCCATCGACGCCGTTATCACCTATTTGGATGTCGGTTAAGCTCGGCGAGACGAAAAGCGGATAGGTGTACGCCCGATTGTAGGCTACCCCGCCGGTGTACGAGAAATCTGGATTCGGATAAGGGGTCAACGTGAAGTTAGGCCCCAGTATATTTCTCGTCGCACTCGTTCCGTTGCTGATAATCGAGGACTCTCCGGCGCCGAATGCGTTATTTACCTTCACTGTGCCGTTCGGATTGCCATCCGGACTCAGTATAGCGCCTGCCTGCCCCCATATTTTGCCCCCGAAAGAGGCCAAAAGGGCTGCAATAAGTAGCGTAGCGTAAAGTCTTTTCTTCTTCATATTGTATCGAGTAAAAAAATTGAGCTGGCAAAGATAGAAGAAGGTCAAACCGACTCCTTTCTAACCCTTTATTGTCCTAGGCAACCGCATCAAATTTCGAGGAGTTCTTTGAGATAGTCGATATTGAGATCCGCGGTGAATAATCTCTTTCGAATGGATAGCTTGTCTTTTCTCTGTGAGACAATGGCTAAGGCCAGTTTCCTGATTGTGTTGAGGTTCTGAGCTGCGTATGCTTTGCGTGCCCGACAATGATCTTCTCTGAAGGTTACGTCAAGATGCCAATGCAATCTGTTTTCTATTCCCCAGTGACCACGGATATAAGTACCGATCCTCTCCACAGCCTCGGCTGGTAAGCTGCTCAAATAGTACTGTTTATCACGCCGCTCTGTTCCGTCGGAGAAGGTGACAAGACGCTCGACCTGGACTAAAGAAGACATATTTCTCCATGGCTCATATTGCGATTCATCTAAGACTTCTTGGGGTCGAAGTGCTGTATAAATCCGCTCTTCCACCCGCCCATGATCCTTATCCAATGTGTGCTGTATGTAAACTGCGTGTAGCGGCCGGTAAAAGCATCTTTCACGTCTTCGGATAAGTGTCTGTGATTCCTCTTTAGAGCTAAGACATAATCGGCCTCCGATTCCACAATCATCCCTGAGCAATATCGGTTTGCGTCCCCATGGCATCGATGCTCACCACAGCTCCCGTGAGATCAATGCTGTCAAGCACGTCGGGGATGACGGTGATTTCATTGCTTTTCTCTTCCACAGCCTTACCCGCAATGCTGATGGTGTGTTCATCGACCCATGCTGATGAGTATGTGGGTGTATGAGTCAGAAGATTTTGATCCGCGGATCCGTTTGCCATCTATAGAGACAAGTTTGCCTTTCAAGTCATCGACAAGTGTGCTGCCAAAGACCGACAGGCACTCCGCAAAAGCCGTAGGATCAATTCGAGAAATCACCCTTTCGATTGTGTCCACACTCGGACAGCCATTGGGTAGTTCTAACAACGGCTTCAGCGACTCACCTCGATGTTTACAGAACTCATACATAGATGCATAATCGTCTCCGCCACAGAGATAAGTGGCTATAGCGATGATTAATATGTCGCTCAACTTGTGCTTGCAACGTCCCTTTACACGAGGATCCGGTACAGTAGAGAAATAGTCGATCTTTTCCATATCTCAAAGGTAATGACATTTTGATGCGGTTGTCCTGGGCAACCGCATCAAAAATTTCTCATGGATATAACTATCTGATAATGAGTTTCAGCTTAGAAATCTCACTGTATCTATCAATGGACGCCGTGCCCGTCAAGCGCAATGAGTTGGACGCTATTCGTCGGCTTTTGGATGAACTTGACGTCACCGACGCCCTGATCACTATCGATGCAATCGGCTGTCAGCACGACGTGGCAGCGCAGGTGTTGGAGGCCGGAGGCGATTACGTGCTTCAGGTCAAAGGCAATCAACCGACCCTGCTACAAGAACTGGAGGACAGTTTCCCAAA